ATGGGGTTGTTCTCTAAAGGAAAACAAGAGTCTAAAAAGGCTTTGCCTCCGCGGAGGCGTAATGTTGGTAATAGCGGCACTCAACGTTATAACAATAACTCAGCTTTTAGAAGTGGACGCACTATGGCAGGTACTACGATGTATCGTCTTAATAACTCTGATAGAAGCGCCATTAAAACTGCTACCCCTCGTGAAAAAATGCACCATCTAGAGCATGTACGCAAAAGACTTGCCTGGATTTTTACTGGACTTATCATTGCTTGTATAGGGCTTGCTGTGTTTTTGTGGCAGTTTATAGCTAGTGTAGTTATTGAATCTAATACTGCGGCTGTTATATCTCAGGATAGTCTTGATGTTTATAGTAAGTCTATTCAAAAGTATTTAACTAACAATCCAACCGAACGATTAAGATTCAATCTTAATCATAATTCCCTAAATGAATATATTGTAAAATTACATCCAGAGATTAGCTCAGTATCAAAAGGCGATTCAGCTGGTTTTACAAAAACTCGCTTTACCGTGAACTTTCGTAAACCTGTAGTTTTATGGCAGGTTGATTCTGTTAAGTATTTTGTTGACGCTAATGGTGTTTCATTCACGAAGAATATTTATGAGAATCCAAAGGTCACTATTGTAGATAATAGTGGTGTTCGCTATACTCCAGGCACCGCCATCGCTAGTGCGCGCTTTTTAAGCTTTGTGGGACGTTCAATAGGGGTTATGCAATCGCGTGGTATGTCAGTTAATAAGATTACGATACCAGCTGGTACATCTCGGCAGGTTGAAGTGTTAATTAATGATGTACCATACCCATTTATATTATCTATAGATCGTCTTCCAGGCGGTCAAGTGGAAGATATGCAGCGAATAATAGAGTATTTTGCGCGAGGCGGTAGATTGCCAAAATATGTTGATATTCGTGTAAAAGGAAAAGCATTCTATAGAGAGTAGAGGAGTAAGAGGCTTCTTTTTTATAGGTTTTTAATATTTTAGAGAGGGGTATGCATACCCCTCTACTCTATGTTCTATTTTTGTTCCTTTATTAGTAGTTAGTTAAGGTTATTATAAAAAACATATAATTATATATATTATATAAAAAGTCAAATAATATGATACATAAGATAGAGTAGAGGGTAGTAATGATATGAAATATATAAAAAGTCAAATAATTAGAGCTAAAATCTGTGGAAAACTTATAAAAAATATATATTTATAAATAAAATATTATAAAAGTCAAATAAATTATGTCTATATGTCTAAGTAAGCTGCTGAGACTCGTAAGATATAGATATGTATACAAAATATTTTCGGGAATGGCTGGTCGGATTTTCTTGTCAAGTAAATGATTAACTATAAATTAATTATAAATTATAAATATGGTCAATAAATTGATGAATAATTTAGGTATATTCTCCTGTTTTAGTAAAATATTCATTATATATTAAAATTACGCATCATATTACGATATATAATGAATCAAGATATTAATAAGTTATTAATATCGTAAAATCTACATTGTGCGACATTAAAACTATATAACTCATGTTATACTTCATGTGTAATATTAAGCGTTAAAAAATGTCGAAAGGATAATTTAAAAAATGAATAAAGACAATATTATAAGCGCAATCCCCCGTGTATATATCAAAGTTGAAAAATCACCCAAAACTGGTAATGAATTCACTCGCATGTACATTGAATTTATGAATGGCTACGTTTATAAGGTTTTCGTAAATGATGAGCAAAAATTTGCTATTAATGACGCCGTTATTAGGTCTCAATCTAATAATATGCCAGAACCTGGAACTCCTGAAAATTCCGCATTCTTTTCAAGATAGTTTAAGTTCTATTTTTGTTCTATTTTTTGGTGGGTGTCAGCGTAAGTCGGATTCTTCACATCTAAGATATTGGTACAACTTTACTTAAACGTTTTTTACTATTTATTTATTCCAGCCCACTCTACCTATATAAATTTTAAAATTAGAAAGGATAACAAGGTGCAGTTACTTACAGCAGAGAACGCCACCGCGATTATTACTGAAGTTGCAAAATATTTCAGTAGCAACTGGGTTGGCTTTGCCGTTTTGATTGGTTTCGGTGTTGGATTTAATTTATTCCGCCGTGTGCTCAATCGTTCCCTTAAAGGGCGCGGCATATAGCTTTGTGGGGGCTCCACCACGCCCCCGCCCTTGTAAATTTTAAAATGACAACTCAAGAAATTATAGCAATTATCACAAGCACAATTTCAAGTAATTTTCCATCTTTATTAGCGATTATAGCCGTTGGTGCAGGCGTCAAAATCGTTTTAGACGTAATTTTTAAATCACTTTATAGTATAACAAGCTCAAAGGACTAAATAATGATAAGCTCAACAGAATTACAACTAATGCTTGATAATCTATTAATCAAGTTTTTTGTTATAACTATTAGTATTTTTATCTGTTGTTATTTAATAAGCAGAATTTCATATAGAAGAGATTAAAGATGAAGAGATTTATCATTTCAATTTTAAGTTTAAGCTTAATTATTCAACTTATAATCCCCGCTTTCGTTTCCGCTAAATCGCCGTATGATGATGTTATTAAAACAACGCCAAATTTATACCTGCCTAAAATTCGTGATAATGGTAGGGATTGTTCTAATTCTGAAGATAAATTTGGTGATATATCTGATAACTATATGTTTTTTTTGGAACGCGCTGTCAATAGAACGCGCGCAGAGTATAAAGAACAATTATTATCGTATTATAGAGAATTTCGTTCTATAATCGATACTGAAAACGGGGGCTATTGGGCAATTTTGCAAAATGGTGTTAACATAGTTTTTGCGTTTTCTAAAACGGAGGATTTCCGTGACGCTGGAATTTCTACAAGTTCTATAGGCTTTCATAATAAACCTAATCATGTTTTTAAATTCATTGAGTTATCAGATCATAGAGGCTGTAATTATCGCCCTCTTCTCTATACAGGTGTCGCTAGTGATAAATTAGTTCAGTATTCATATCTGTCATTATATAAAGATTTTAAGTTTTTCGTAAATAATTTTCCATTCACTTATCCAGAGGGCTATGAGGGAATTAGAATTGATAATCTTAATAAGAAGAAAAATGCAACGCCGTCAGTTCATTATAACGTTAGCGGTTTAAAGCTTGACGCATTTTTATGTACTAAACAGTTCCAAAATCTTTGCAAGCCGATGTTCTACCCCTGGGGTCGTGATACAAAATTTCGATATGAGATTAAGCAAAATCCATCAGATGAAAAGCCTATATATTCCTCTGGTGATTTAAGCTTGGCGGATTCTCTACATTTTACGTATAATTTCGAAAAAAAAGGAACATATTATCTTATATTACAATATGTATGGCCTGGAATTCCATTCCCAGGCTTAGATGATAAATATAATTTCCACGTGCTTAATTTACCGATTTTAATTGACGGTTCTTCCTACTTTTCAGGCACTAAAACTCAAAACTGTGAAAATGGAAGTTGTAAAGAGTATTCTCCATTCAAGGATTGTTCAAGCTTAAACATAATACAAGCGATTGGCTGTCATCTGGATAATTTCGGCATAGCTTTAAAGTCGTATCTAGCCTATTTATTCGTTCCAGATATTACCGATTTAAAAGATTATTTTAAAAATTTCACCGATGCCATGTCAAAATCCTTAGGTTTTCTATGGTCGCCATTTGACTTTACTATAAGTATTTTAAAGTCTATCACCTCTTCAGATGTAACCAACAGTACTTGCGATATTGGCTATAATTTAAAATTGTGCGCATGGCGATTTAATTTTCCGCAATTATGGGATATTTTTCAAAAACTCTTACAATCTGCAGTTGTTCTAGTTTTAATTTATGCCTATTGGCGCAAAATTGTTAATATTTTTGACATGGATAAATCCACGGAGGCTTCAGAGTGATATTTACAATTATTATTCAAATGATTTTAAATTTATTAACTTTTATTTTCGGCTGGTTTAAACTTCCACCACTTCCGCAACCCTTACAAGATTCTCTAAATTATATAACCAATTTTTTCACAACGCCAATTCAAATTTTCAAGAATCTTTTAGGCAATGATTTTTTTAAAGTTATTATATTTTTAATCATAGGATATATGCTTATTTCGCCACTTATTCACATGTCTCTATGGTTGTATAAGCGTATAAAAAGCTAGATTAATTTTAAAAACATAAGGAGTACCACCATGTCAGAAATTCTAAATTTTGTTAGACGTGATTTAAAAGTTCATATTGACGCTATTAAAGAAAATTACCGATTATCAAGAGACCCTCTGCTATTTAAACCAACGGGAATTCAAGCTTTCTACGGCGAACAAGGCTCTGGGAAGACGATAACGCTTATATACTTTGCAACGAGGATACGTAGGGCGTATCCTCGCGCGGTGGTCGTATCCAACATTGCACTTAAAGATATGATTCCGCTTAATTTCCACGACAACTCTTCCCTCTTACTTGATTTTTTAAGCCGAGGTTTCGATACGAGCCGATATTACATATTTTATCAATCAAAGTTGTCTTATGAGTTGGTCATAAAGCATGTCAAGAATGATAAGTACGGAGTCATAATGCTTACCGATGAATATCAGAATTACTTTTCGAATCAGGATTCGCGCAACGTTCCGCCTTGGGTTATTGAGCAAAACGCGCAGAACCGAAAACAGAGGCGGTTGCATTTAGTAACGTCGCAGGATTACGACCAGATAAACAAGCAAACTCGCAGGCGCTCTGATATTGCCTTTAAATGCAAATCTATTGGTCTTCCATTTACAAGAGGCGCGATTTTAACGATCTATTGGGCGTTTGACTCAAAAAAGCTAGATTTTAATAATTCAGGACGTCAGACTGGCGCTAATCCGCTTAAAATGGGCTGTTTTTTCCATTCTCAGAAGCTCAGAGATTCATATGATACGTATCAAGTAGTTTTCACAGGCGATGAAAATCCTAATGTATATTCTAGCTTTAATCAAAATATAAATTTAAATTATTCAGATATAAAAATTAAAACAAAACGCCGCATTTTTCGTAAAGGGTAGCGGTGGGCTAACCGCGCCGTGCGCGGTGCCCGCCGATGTGTCCCCGCGCGCTTGCGCGCATACTTGATAATAGGGACACATTATGTGCGTTTACTACTGTTAAATTAGTTTTGGGGTATTTTTGATGATTAGTAAATATAGCGTTAAAGATAATGAAAAAATTATCTCTAACATAGTAAAGGTTTATCCACATATGACTAAAATTATAATTTATCACAATTCCTATAAAATTTATTTTGGTTTTGAAAAAAATAGAGATGATTCAGTTGAAACTAAAGTCTCTAAAATATCTCAAAAAATAAATGATAATCGTTCTCTCAGAAGAACTAAAACTTTAGTTAAAGATATAATTCTATGTAATCATTTTGATTATTTTTGTACATTCACCTTTGATAAACGCAAACATAACCGCTATGATGTTGATCATTGCAAACACGTAATGCATATGTGGTTACATCGTCAACGTGAAAAGTCTCCAGATTTAAAATATTTAGTAGTGCCAGAACTTCATAAAGATGGTGCTTTGCATTTTCACTCTCTTTTCAAGAGCTATAACGGTTATTTAAAAAAACTAAATATCAAAACTAAATCTGGTAGAGATATGTATAATATTTCAAATTGGCGCGCTGGAAAAATTTCTTCAGCAGTACCGATAACCGATAATCCAGAAGCAGTTGCAAATTATGTTTTAAAGCAGTATTTAATTAAGGATATGCCCCTTTTTTCAGGCAAAAAGCGTTATTGGTGTTCTCAAAACCTCAAACGCCCTCAAACAACCGTCAATGGCGTTGAAGAGTTTGGTTTAGGTAAAATTGTTAGAAACTCAAAGCCAGATTATATTAATGATAACTATGAGATTCAATATCACGCTAGTAGAGGTTCTAAAATTGATTCTAAAGAATTATTATTAGATCTCCCCTTTTAATTTTTATTATTTAATCTTTTAATTTCATCTAATATTTTATCTAATCTATTATTAGTGCTGCTATTTATACTTGCAATAATTAAACAAGCTAATGCTATTACTACTATGCAAACAAAATTAATACATAACATTATTTGAATGATTTCTGGTATTTTTTCTATTGGTATTTTAAACAT